CGCACAGAGGATTTGGGGAAAAAAGTAATAATCACCTAACTACCTAGTACTGAACTGCACCTCGCCTCTTTGTCATCAGAAGATGGAGTCCATGATTCTGAAAAGACCAAACCTTATGGGTTTCCACCTTGGGATCTACCTTAGGATTCGGACAAAAACCGCAACTTTGGATGACATGGAGCACATCAAGTCCTACTTCACCAATAAGGATGTCATAGACTCCACTGACATGACGTTCCTATCTTGGGAAAGCTGCTTCAAAAAAGTGGCTAGCTCAACTGCGGAAGAAAACTTCAGTCTGCTCAGAGTAGAGGATGGGATTAGCATTGAGCTAGCAAACTCCTACAACTTCGACATTGAGGAGCAGTATGAGAGTGCAGAAGTGAAAGGCCTCAAAAGCCTACCACTGAATCTGATCAAATTTCATGAAAGGCTCTTCGGAAAGGTCCCGTATTGTTTTGGCTTCGGTCACCAGAACATTCGTGGAGCCATGGACATAACTGATGTCAAAGAAGCAATGAGAGAGTTTACCATGGGCAATGCTGATGGTGAAGTTGACCCAGAGATACTGGCCGGTCTGATGAAGATGGTGGTGAAAGGAGGAGCAGTAAAGGTTTCAGCAAAGCTGACACCCCTGGTGGCAAAATGCATTGATTCGGACATCCTCACCGCCCGCCAGTTCGGCTTCATTGAACTGATACCACTCCTGCACATATACCTATATGGCACGGAGGTTAAAGCTCAGCCCACTTCTCTCACTGATGCCCAGGTCCTGAGCTTTTGCAGTGAAAGTGCAAGTTCTTTCAACTTGTCCACCTTCTGCTACAACTCTGTCAGGAAGTTCCCTTGTGAGACCTCTTCCTGCAATAGAGACTGTGGTGTCTGCAAACATCTGATCTGAAGAACGGTTGATTAAAAAGGCCCCTGAGGGGCCTCAGCTGCAGTGCATCTCCCCCCTTACGGGGGGAGATTGCACTCCAGCTGATTTGAGATCACGTTTCTGCAGCTGCTTCAGGGTAAGTCGGTGAATAAAGATTATAGGTGGAGCAGCACCTTTGGGTCTGAGCCATGTGGTTGAGCCGCCTCGGAGGTTTCTTCGGTATGGTCTGCAGAGCCACCAGTCCAACTTCCTCATAAATGAGTTCCTCTTCTTCTTGGATCTCATCTAGTTGTGGTCCTAGTAGTGCTGTCAGGAGACTCTCATTGGGATACATTAAAATGAGCATCTTCAAAAGGTCCGGATCATTGTCTGTTTTGGTGAGGGCCTGAATGATCTCTGATTCTTTGTCAGAGAATGTGTCGAACCTGCCTATTGTTAGAATGGTCTTACACATGTAAATGACATTCATTGTGCCATCAGTGTCCTCAATCTTAACTCTGTTGTTATCGACAGCTGGGGACTCACCTCTGTAATTGCATCTTTCATTGACATCACTCATCATGCTGCCTAGGGATATCCTACCACATCTGCAGATGTACTCTTCCTCTCTAAATCTGTGATAACCCATACAGATTGTCTCACCACTTAGACCGATGCCAATATGGGAATGCTTGATTTCAAAATCACCAATTTTCCACAACTTCCTCAAGAGACAAAAGATGGCAAGATCTAAAGCTAAGAGCAGAAGACAGGTGGTGAACACTGACTGTTTCTCATTATTCCTGGCATTCATAATTGACTGTCTTACCTGTGATGATAAATTGTGTTCACTCACTGACTGCGTTTCACAGAACTCTTTGAAAGTCTCTTCTGTGCACCAATCAGACACATTGAAGACCACACCTTCAATTATCTGAACTTCGACGCTGCCCTGAAAGTGTCTTGAGCCATTGCTACAGAAACCTGCCTGCATGACTTTCGCCATGAAATCAAGTTTCCCCTTAATTAGCGCAATATCTGCAGTGTTTTGATCCACCTGTTCACTCACCCTGAGGAAGGCTTTTTCTTCTTCAGAAGTGGCAAATAGCACATCATCAGATGTGCAATAAAAGCCCCAAAAATAACACTCGGCCTCTCTCCTGCTCCTTCTTCTGGATTTTGCACCGCCCTCTACCGTGGCAGTGCTTGCACCAAATCTGGACCTGTCCTTAAGGGGGTGTATACAACCACATGATGTTGCAACACAACCTTGGCCATCATGTTGAAACTGCGAACAGAAGTCAATCTGCGTTGGCTTACCTTTTGCTGTAACTGATCCGGGCTCCCTGTCACTCACCTGCACTCTGAAAGCCAGCTCTTTAACAGAACTTTCCTTCAACTTAGCTATAATCCCATACTTGCCGATGCATAAGTCCATTTCACCTAGATTAACTGCACCAACAACCATCAGCCTGGTCATGAGATCATCTCCATTTTTTATGCACAGGGGTTTACCTTTGTGAATGGTGAATACTGAAGAGTGATGGCAATCAGCCCCTTCCACTGGCATGGCTTTGTAAAATATGCTTGGAGCAGATGACGCGATCTTGGGAAAACTTCTCTCATTCAATTCATAGCAGAAACAATTGTCCCTCTCTACACCTCTCCAAATGTAGCCACTTGTTAGCTTCTCTGTCCCCGCTGAGAACGGCCTTTTATATTTTGCCGCTATGCTTAACAAAGTCTCATTCTCACACATTCTCAGGCTATCTCCTCTCCAGACTCCATCAATGAGATAAGCATCGAGAGACGTTCCACAAAACTGTGGTGCCAATTCTGGGCTGACTGTCAGGTTTGTCTTCTCGCAGTCATGGATGAGTTCACAACTTAGTCCACTAACGCAGCCAGTCTTCGGGCATCTAAGAGACACCAGAGAAGTCATGTCAAACAACTTAGGCCTCTCTGAGCATTCTAGGCTGACCATGCCATCAGCAGATGTCACATTGCAGCCCCTTGTCAGTTCTTGTGGTATGTTACCATCATGTCTTATGGAAAACATCCCGGAAGCCTCTGATTTGAACACATGCATGCTGCCACAGAGCCAACTACCATCAAAAAGTTTCTGCTCTACCTCTGATATGTGGGTGACCAATGTGCAATCAGACATCCCTAGAAGTGAGAGGAACAAGAACAACCATGGTAAACCCTTAGAGCGCCAAACAAGGAGGCCGAAGAGCAGCATCAGTAAGACACCAGATGCTGCGGTTAGGACACTCCTCAAGATCAGGAGGATCGGATGAGTTATGAAATCTAACAGCATTCTGGATAGAGACTGTCCACCACCTTAAGTCTGATACTATTCAGTAGTTGATTTCAGCAATTTCCCCTTAACCTCTGTGCG